ATACGTATGGCAAGGGAGAAAAATGCTAGTTAATGCACATGACCATCCCGGACCAGCCTTATTCCAAGGAATCGGTTTTATGGTGATAGCTGTGTGGCTCTTTCTTAGGGCACATACTGGCGATATGAAGATGCCAAAACCCCGCGAGGAATTGCGGCCACCAAAGAAGACAAAGCGCAAAAAGTTTTGGGAGTACGCGAACGATCCCGGCAATCTCATCGAGGATGATAAATGATGGACATTGAAGAACTGAAGAAGCGCCTGCGCATGATGCGCAATGCAGCGGCAACCGGAGCCGCCGACGCCCTATCCCAGCTACAAGCCGAAAACAAGGAATTGGCTGCGTTCGTAATTGCATGCGGTGGATTCTGGGAGAATAGCAAGAGCAAACTCCTTGGCGATGAATCTCTGCATGCGGTTATTGAGAGCGCATTCTCAGGGGCAGCCGAAGCCGAGAAGCTCCAAGCCGAAAACGCCGAACTGCGGCGCGAGCTGGAAGAGGCGCGGAAGGATGCGGCAACGGAGATTGTCTCAATTGCAGAATCGAAGGGATGGGGAATGCGAAACGATGAACCGTTTGAGGATTCGGTTCGAGAAGTCTGCGATGAGTTCTTGCGCACCGCCCGCCAGCAGCAAGGCGATGACGCCAAAGGGTAGGATACCGGAAGGGATATATGTTGAACTACGCCGCACTTCGAGAAATTGCCGATCAAATTGGAAGAAAGAAGGCGTCCCTCATGTATCCGCCTGACGACAAGCGCAGGGAGACCGAGGCTTCTCGGATTGCGGATGCGGAGTACAGAAAAATGGTAATACCGCCACTGAAAAACAGTAACATTTAGTTACTTTCTAGTACAATCCCCCTAAGGTTGACGTTTGCGCAATAACAAGGGGGATGGAATGGCAAAGACTTATCTGCTTGTGCATGAGGTGAGCTATCGGTATGTGACGGCAATGGTTGATTACATCGCCGCGCAGCTAAAAAAGCATTCGCTATTAGATACGGAAATCCACTTCTGCAAATCAGTCGAAGATGTTTCGTTAGAGCAGAATTCCCTTGTCTATATCATTGGCGACCCTTTCAAGAAATTCACCAGAACAAAGAGCTGCAAATACGTATTCCTGAATTTCTCGGTGCTGTATGTGCTTGGGAATCCATTCAAATGCAGCTTCTCGGCGTTCAAGCTGATCAGGAAGAAGTGGAAGATTTTCGAGGATAAGCTGGAATGCTACGACTACGTGCTTGATTATTGGGCCGAGCAGACCGCAGTAATGCAGAAGAAAGTGTCAGTGCCGGTCAAAACCTTCCCGGTGTCGGTCGATGTCAGGCAAGATCTGAGCGACCCAAGAAAGTACGATGTCTGCTTCGTTGGCGGCGTCACGCCTCGGCGGGCAAAGATTCTCAAGAAGCTGCAAGCCTTGGGGATCAGTGTTTCGCCGACGGAGGGCGTTGTCTTTGAGGACGTGGCAGCCGAGTCTAAGATCGTGCTGAATCTTCGCGCACGCCGCAGCAATCATCTTGAGCTACCGCGAATTGTCGGCGCGTTCGCCACCAAAGCCGCGCTGATTACCGAGCATGATCCCGCGCTAGAAAAGTTCTGCCCTGCCGACATTTACGTCTCTGCAAAATATGGCGACCTTGTGGATCAGATACAGGCATTGCTGAAGAACCCCGGTCGATTGAACGATATCGCCAGCCGCGCATATTCATGGATGGCAAACTCTCATGCTGTTAGATGCGAACGTGAGTGGGGAAATCGCGTTCTTGAGATACACGCAGCACTCGCCGGAAAATGACGGAATCCGCCCTCTCCCGCCTACAGCCCGATGAAATCTGCACTATCGTCATGTGCGACGGGACAAAACGCGACGGCGCATGGTCACCGCGTGACAACGGATTCCATTTATGCGATGGTAAGGGAGAGGGCTTCATCGCCCACAAGGATGTCTATGAGTGGTGGCCTGCTAGTGTGAAGTTTTAAAGATGCGGGCCATGGTCGAGCACTCCGCAGCCGGTCATTGTGTAGCCGCTGATTGCCGTGGTCGAGCAAGTGATGTCGGTGGACATCAAGTTGCCATAGAACCACAGGTCGAACGTCAGGCCCGTCCCCGTCGGCGTGATCCGCCAGAAAACCATATCCTTCCGCCATTCCACCTCTGAGCGCGTGTGGTTGAGCATAAAGACCGGGAAGGTATGCGATTGATCGGCACCGTCATTCCATCGCAATTGAAACGCGCCGTTTGGGTCAGTGTCGGTCGTATCGCTGGCTGTGTACCAGAGTTCGAGCGACGATAACCCGCCGCTGACTGTGAAGCCCATGACCTGCTGATCAACCTGCGACCGACTCGTCCAGTACGGAGAAAACACGCCAGCGACAGGATCGCCAGCGCTGCCGGTGGTGATCGACATCGGGCACGTGCGCACCACTGCCGCCTGAGATGTGCCTCTGATCAGGTCGAATGCTGCCGCTGCTTTGCTGTCCGTGATTTTCAACACTTGAAAACCGTCGTGGAACTTCAACGTTTTACCCGGCGTCCAGACGCGGAAGTAAGCCCGCAACGCTGCCGTCGCGCCCTCGCCTGCCCGAATATAGACGGGCAGCGTCATGGGCGTGGCGTGCCTCGGCGGGACTCGCCGGAGCGGGTCGATATAACGCCGCGTGCCTCCGGTCTGGCCAAGGATCGCCACTGGCGTGCATTGGACCATCCGATTTTGATCTGGCGATGTATCAGTCCCCACCCTGGCAACAATGACGTATCGATCACCGTCCGCCGTATCGAATGCCTGCGTCGATCTGATGTACCCGTGCGACGTGGCGGCGCTGCGAAGGCCAATCGTCGTGCTCCCATCCTGCAGCTCCCACACCTCCGCAGTCCGACCGGCGAGATTCGCGCCAGTCATAAAGGTCATGACCTGATCGGCGCTCCGATAGCGAGCGATACCGTCTGCATATGCTGGGCTTGTGATCGTGATCAGGGTGCCGTCGTCGTCATAGTCTCCATCGAGGTCGTATGAGTATGACGATACTGTTTCGCTCGCCGCATCGAAGATATAAATATCAGACTTCCAATCGGTATCAACGGCGGGCGATGTGGCATTGGTGCCGAATGCAAGATATACGCTGGCCGTGCTGTCCGAGGCCGTCGCCGCAATGACCTGCCGGTTGCGCGCCGCTGGCAAGGTCGCAGCGATCACGCTTCGTGCCGCTGTGCTGAGGTTTAGCTTCTCAATCGATGATTTCACCGACGCCCCGCCGTCGCCGCCGAACACGTAGATATAACCATCCGACCTCAACCAGCTTCTGTGCCGCTGCGTCAGGCCGGACAGTTGCGCAAACAGCGTCGCCACGCCGGTGGCTGGATTTACCTTGTAAATGTCCTTCGAGACTGCCGACGAGGTTCGACCGCCGATCACGTACAGATAGCCACCGTAATAATGCATGGTGTGGCGCTGCAGGGCGATGGGCGATCCGCTGACGGTCACGGATGCCACCTCTACCCAGGCATCCGCTCCGGCCCATGTCTTCACATAGAGCTTGTCACTGTACGCGCTCGCCGCCGTGAAACCGCCATAGAACCATACTGACGTGCCATCCGTCGCCACCGCTCCCGATTGGATCGCCACCGGCAGCGCTGGCGCAGATGTGATTGTTCCATCGACGTTATCGCGGTAACAGGTCGCGGTCGCTCCAGCACCGTCAGCGCCGCCAGCTACAAATCCGACATCGCCATAGGTGCAATATGCCGCCTTTTCTAGCGCCTTCGGGAATGCGTCGTTGGTTGTTCGGCTCAAGCGGAACCTTCGCCTGGAGTTCCTGCCGCTGAGATTCGCCCTTGTGTAGTTGAAGAAGCTCGGCCTGTTTTCGGCATCGTTCCACGCAGAGAAATCACTGTTGGAATTGATAACGGATAGCGCGGGCGTGACAGCCACGCCCATTAGATTTCGCGCCGTCGTGGCGTCTACAGCAGCGGCCATAATCCCGGTGAACAAATCTAAGCCAACAGTCGCGGACACGCCCTGATTTTCCGTTTCGGGCACCTCAACGACCAGACTGAAAGCGTCCGGTCTGGAGTGTTGGCGGAACCATGTATTAAGGTACGGTTTCCGATAGCTCCTGTACTCCGTCAAAAACGGCGTGTCGTTCACAATCGTGAAGCCGGACCAATCGCGCTGCGATACCAATTGCTGGCAGTAGTTGTACCCGAGCCGGTGCGTGCGCTCCGCTTCCGGTGCGTGATAAATTTCTTCGACAAGGAACCCCCAAGTGGTCCTACTCCACCAAGCGTGGGTATCCAATGTGCAGATGATCCGCCGGGCGAACGTGAGGCCCCATGCCTGTATGCCCGCTGTCTCCGGCTGATCCGAGGGGGCCGCGCCTTTATCTGTGTCCGGTGCCTCGGCCCAAAACCACGGCCAGTTACGATTCAGGTTGACACTGTTGGCATTCTGCCGCGTGTCGGCAACCATCCCATCGGGATTGACACCAAGGATCACAACAAGCGCTATATGCTGACGTGCCAAGGCCAGGATATTGTTGCTGTCGCTTGTGGCGAACTCCTTGGCCGCCGTCATGACGCCCTTGGCAAGATTGAGTTCGTTGCCGTGGATGCCGAGCGAAATCAAGACGACAGGCCGCACGCCATCATCGTTGATCCGCATGGCCTTGATCTGCCGCCCACTCGGCAGCGTCGTCACGGTCTCGATCACAACATCAAGATCGGCGCTTGCGGCAATGTCCGCAGCCGCTGTCTGCAATGTTGCGTAATTGTGCTCAACAGTGGCATCGTCAAAGGGCGACGCGATGTTCTCCAGCTCTTGAAATGCAAAATTGGAGGCGAGCAGCGTGCGTCTTGTCGGCGAGTTCGCAGTCGCACTAGATGCAGCATGTGCGGCGACTGTCATAAGGGAACCCCTAATGCAAAGGGCTGAATTACCCAGGGCGCACCAGCTCGTGACGTAATGAGCGTGTATATGTCCATCAGTCCCGGCCCGATACTTTGCGCTGGTAATACACCATCACTTGGCACCACATTGGCAGGCCACGTGTCAGAGTAGTTGCCAGTGCGCTCAATCATCACTATGAGTGCGGTTGCCTGCGTGACGCTGGAAAAGCTGAATTGAATATTGCCCGTTTGCGTGATGTCAAACAGGTTATTGCTGCAATCCAAGACAATAGCGCCACTGGCGTTATTAAGTGTCGCCAGCTTTCCATCATTCCTGTACTCGCCGTATAGCCAATTCTGAGTCATGTTTATCCAGTATTCCTAGTGTTATTCAAGAGAGCATGGATTCATCAATAGAGTGCACTCAACCTCGCGACGCATGACTAAGCCGGGTAATTTTCTACCTCCACCCATGACCCATTTACGCAGTTCATTTGCAGCGCCGTCGATATCACCCGCGTTCAGTCGGCGGCGCAGCGTGGAAGCTTTGAGCCGCCCAAGCCCAAGGTTGAAGGAGAAATCCGCGATTGCAGCGAGTGCATGCGGCTTATCGGTAAGCGTCGGGCATAGCGCTAAAGTCCCGCGAATGAAGCGCTCCGCATCCATGCGCATGACGACGATGCATTTCTCGCGGCTCCATTCATCTCCAAGGCGTACTTCCGGTCCTGTGTGGCCGACACCGATGGTGATTTTTCCCGCTGGGCAGATGTATGATTTCGTCCGCAAACCCTCAAACCTGAGAAGCAACGGCTCTAAGATCTGCATTGCGGCCTCAATTGAGGTTTTCATTTTCGCAGGCTGTTATGGATGCGCTCACCGACGAACACGCCAAGGAAAGCGGCGATCAGCGTTTCGTCGAACTCGCGCAGCACAAATCCGGCGGCGACCATAGTCGCGATCCAGATAAGAAGGGAAACGGTAGCACCGGCAGGACGAATTGCGGCGTTCCAGGCATCTGCCCACAGCACGCCAGTCTTTACGCCGGTTGCCTTAACCGCCTCGATAAAGGCGCTTGCCTCGGCCTGCGAGATAGCGGCATCGGCCACGACCTGCACTTGCTGCACCTGGAGCTGGGCCTGAAGTTTGATGCGCTCCATGTCGCGGCTGTGTCGCTGCGCTTCGAGTTCGGACTGCAGGCGCTGCAGCTCCATTTCTTGCTCGTGGTCTTGGCGCTTGTCGAGGAAGTCCATCACTGCGCCGAAGATTAGACGGAATGCAGAACCGCCTAGGAACGAGAATAATGCCGTAAACATAGTGTCACCCTCCGAATATCATTCGCCAGACCAATTCCCAAAAATCAAACGAAAAATCAATATCAGTCATCTCTGATTCCTCGCCTCGCGTTCCGCCTTTAGCACGTCAGCCACAACCGCCATCGCTTGATTTCCCTTGCCCATGGCAGCCATCATTCCAAGGCTTCTCTCGATACGAGTAATCGTGTCCCATCCGACCATCTTGCTTTCAATGACAGTTACCCTAGACTGAAGCGCCGCGATTTGGCTTTGCTGCACGGTGATCGTGTTCAGCAGTTGCGTTTGGCCTTCATTGACCTTCCATAGGAGCCCAGCTACCCCAACAATCAGCAACTTTGCTAACCAGTCCGCGAATTGAACCAAATACTTCCTCATCTCGTTTTTCATGCTGCCTCCGGGTGAATTGCCATCAGCATGTTTCCGCTGATATGGCCGGTGTCTTGGAATATGATTCTTCCGGCCTTGTGAATGGTTGCCGCAGCAAGCTCGAAGCACTCCCATCTATCGTCTTCTTGCCAATCACGATCAGGCGATAGCGCAAGACCGAGAGCGCCCTTCCAGTCGTATCCCTTATCTACCTGATGCCGTGCCCACTCAAGACCAGCCTCGGCATTCGGCACCTGATACGTAATGCGCTCGACTTCTACGCATCCTTTCATCGCCTCGGAAAGCAATACCCGGCGCGCACCCTGCAGCATGTTTGCCTCAATCACATAGTCGCCATCGACAACCATGCAGTGAGAGGCGCGGGCGAAATAGAAGCGGCTTCGAGGCAAAGCCCATCGGATCAGCCATGAGGCAGGATTGAAGCGCCGTTTTGTGAAAATTATCGTGATGGTGTCCATGAACTTTTTATGTTTTCTGTTATCTAAATGTCTTCTTGAATTTCGTTAAAAGTTCACCAAAGACCGAAAATTTTTGCTGCAACAGCAATCGCGATCAGAGCGCCTATGATCAGGATCGGCGTGCTGTCCGATTTCTCGGGCTGCGGTTCTGGTTTTGGTGGAGTCGGAGGAACTGGCGCAGGGTCTGGCTTCGGCGGTGCTGGGTCTGGCGGCGGAACGACTTCCGGGCCGGGTGAGACTGGTGGCGGTTCTGGCTGTGGCGCGGGAACTGGCGCAGGCTTGGTCAGATCAGCGCCTACACTGTCAATACCCGCAAACTCCCTCACCACCCACAAGTCGATGAGATCAACGATAACGACAAGTGCGGAGCAAGTGAAATATCCCTTGTCGCACCAATCCTCGCCCCATGAATTGGCGATCTTCAGCATTACCCTGTCAGGCAGGCGCTTGTATCCGCCGATGACCAAGGCATGATTTCCCCAATAGGGATTGGTCGTCGGATTGATGAGGCTGTACGGCGTACCGGCTGGGAGATCGCGCAGCTTCTGCCCTACCCGCATGGCGGCCATCACCGGCCAGCCTTTCGCCAGCGCGTACATGATTTTGTGGATCATGTCGTCGTTTGCGCTGACCGGAATGCGCAGGTACTCACCCACCTTGTAATTCAGAGCGTCTGCGTATGCCTCCGGCTGGGGGCGCTCGTTGATCTTCTCATCGTCGTATTGGCAGAACTTCTCACGCGATATGCCGAGCTTGTTTGCCGCTCTCAGCGCCATCCGGAGCGTGCTGCCTGGATCGCCTTCTAGGAATTGCGGGCCGAGTAGCTCGCGGCTCGTGAAGTAGTTGAACCTTGGCGATAGGTCGCCATCGTCGTCGGCTGGCGTATCTTGAAAAAGGCCAGCCGCAGCACGGTACATCTCCCCCGTCTTGACCATGCTTTGCGCTGTGCATGAACCAGCGCTCAGTTGATTCTGAGGGAATCCGCCGTAGGTGAATAGATCGACCTCATCAGGCAATAGCGCGTCCGGATCGACTTCGAACAGAAAGTCGCGGCTGTCCTGCGGATCAGGCTGGAGGTTGGAGAGTTGCATATGGGCCTCGCAAAATTCTTGGTTTTGCTAAAGCCCATACGGCTTTTAAAATGTACTGCTAGAATTCAAGTTCTGATTGAGAAATAAGCGCATCCCGCGCTTGCAATCTAATTACCACATTTTGCCATTGTAAGCTATACATCATTAGGGGGCTGGCATGAAAATATTCCCGCTTGCATTCGGTGCTTTTGTGGCAATTTACGCATTATCCGGGTGCTCTTCTGGCCCTCGTGCGCCAGATACGCGGACAGAAGAACAAAAGGCACGGGAAAGAGCGGCGTGGGCCTGTTATTCGGCGATGTCGCTTACTTCAACAAAATCAGGATCTTCTGCGGAAGCATCTGCCCGTGCGAATCGATGCTTCCAAGACCCGGACGCATACCAAAAATACCAAGAACAAGAAGAACAACGCCGAAACGCACCTTCGTATAACTGCCAACGAAACTTCAACGGCACTTTTAACTGCACACCATACTAACCATGGAAATCATATTGATCATAGGCGGCGTTTGGGTCGCTGGCCTTATATTTTTCGCCGCCATAGAAGCAATTCGCCATTAATCACTCGTGTTACCACTTGATAACATGGAGTTAATGAACATTTGCTGTTTGATTGGGTCATAAACCCCATTCAAGCGGGCTAATTCCTCAAGTCTCGACACCGTATCAGGGCCAGCAGCAAGAGCGTCATGCAGGTCATTTATTGCCAAGCCATTCTGCCACTTGTCAAGAACTGTCGGAATCGCCTTTGTTGGACGCTTGAACATCTCCAGCCATCCTCCAAACTGTTGCCCCTCACTGGCGTTTGCCATGGTTGGAGAACCAATCGGCGGCTTCATCCCTTGAGCGCGAAAGATGTCCAATGCGCCACCAAAAGGTGCAACATCACCGCCAGCGGCACGGATAGCTTCCATCAAGTTAGCCTCTTGAATATCATTCCCCGCTACCTCATTAGCAAAACGTGACCCAGCAGTCGGCAATTCACCAGAAAGCTTGTCCCTCGATGCTGCCTCATACTTCCGGCGCAAGTCTTGAGCGAGGAATCGCTTCACGATGTCAGGATTCTGCGCGCCGAGTGTGGTTGCAGTGCGAGACACCACCGAAGGCGTCACGTCGGCGGGATCTTTCGGCAAAAAAGTCTCAGATTGCTGCTTGAAGTCGTTGCTTTGTGCGAGCTTGCCGACTTGACTTGCCTCCAGTGGCTCAATCACGTCCTGCGTAATCTGCTTATACTTCTCGCGACCGGCGGCGATGTCGGGGCTGACATCTTTGATCAGCGAATCCAAGTTCTTCACATGTGGCCCGAGTACGCCAGCCTGTGTCTTATCAAAAGGAGTCGGCTGGAATGGCAAATCCAGTTTGTCACGGTTCGCCTTGTAGACACTTTCGAGCTGCGAAGGGTAGAAAATCATCTCTCCGTTCGGGGCTAACTCGTCGCGGAAGGACTTCAAAATCTTCCCCTCCGTTGTGTTCGGATTCGCAAGGCGAATTTGCTTGTCCAAATCAGACAGAAAACCGGAGACTTTACCTTGTACTTCCGGCAAATTCTTCTCGGCCAAAGCATCTTGAGCATCATAGAACTGACGTTCTGCGTCGATAGCCTCATCAAGCCGAGTGCGCGAGATGTCCTTAGCCTCATCCGATGCTTGCTGGTACTCCTTCGAGCGCTCAAGCTGATGCGTATAGCGTTGCGGGAATTTCGGTTGGCCCGGAACTGGGTAAAAATTCTTGGAAATCTGCTCTTGCTGGTTTGCGTCAGCGCCCAATTTCCCCGAAATCTGACTTGCTAGATTGCGAGAGTTGATCCTGTCGTCCCAAATATTCTTTGTTGCTGACACCTGATCGGCCAAATTCATGGCCTCGGCATCGCTTGATCTAGCGGATTGATAGTTCGGGCGCACGGCCTCTGTGCGTTCCTTTCTCGCTTGATCAATCGCGTCTCTTGCGGCTTTCTGGAACAGACCAGCCAAAGTATCAGGATATGCCTCAGCAGGAGCAATCGTATTGATCGCGTTGCCGACGAGTGTTCTGTTGGCGTCAGGCCGCGCCTGCATAATCGATGTCAGGCCGCCTGGTCTCCCTGCGCGGTCGGATTGTTCAGCAAGACGCTGCTGCGTCTGCATCTTAGGATTCTGTCCGGTGACTTTCTGGATCGCCTCATATCCTGTGATTGGCGACCCTTTTTCCGCCGCCATCTTCGCCAGCGCGCCTGCTTGCTGCCATTGTTGCGGCGTGACACCATTGGCCGCCGCTGCTACACGATCCCCGGCAGTTCCACGAGTTGCAGGTAAACCGCCGAGAAGCGCCCCGCCGCCGAACGTGCCGCCGATCTTGATCAGATTATCAAGCGATTGATTGCCGGTATTCACGTCATGCAGTGCGTTGTAACCAATACCAGCGCCAAGTCCAGACATACCAGTTGACGCAACGTCGCGCACTATTGGCTTGATAAGTCCGCGCTGCGCGTTTTTGAGAACCGCAGAAGGTCTGAGTCCTCCCCCGGTGAATGCCTGAGTCGTAAAATCCACCAACCGCCCAGCGGCATCCGTCGGCGCATAGTCGTCATTGATGAGGCCAGCCTTCCGGAACATCATGTTCCAGACGCTCAATTTTTCCGGATCTGTTACTTCGGGCAACTGATCAGTATTCAACACGCCGAATTTGTGCCCAAGATAGCCAGCGCCAGCCTTTGCAAGATTACCGACAGCCACAATCCCGCGTGGGATGGTATCCAGAAGATTAGCAACGCCCGAACCAGCGGAATATCTGACAGCAGTGTCAAACTTCCCGGCATCCTGAACACCCTCAAGCCGAGCTTTGAATTTGTCCGGCGTGAATCCCTCTTGCAAAAGATAGTCGTTGATGTGTTCCGGAGGCGCACCCTTGGATGCCATCAATTCAACATTCTTCCGAACGCGGTCAAAGTCGTTTTTCATTTTTTCAGCCTGACTCCATAAAGTTGCTGATAATCCACCTTGCCGCTATTTGATGGCTGCATTGGAGCCGGTGACTGCGGCTTCTCCACCTTCGGAACGTATGCCGGAGGAACATCTACCGTCAACGGGTACGGAGCATTGATGCCGGATGCCCGCTTGTTGTGCTGCTCAATAGCCCTGATGGAAATCTCTCGATTAAATTTGAGCAGTTCAGGCAACGCATTCGGATCTTTCCCAATTGTGCCGAGAATCGTATCGAGTCGTTTTGCGTCGGCGTCAGTGGGGTTATATCCGAGCGCTTTTGCCTTTGCGAGCAGCGGCATGCCAAGCGTGGAGCGCAGGAAGTCAGTGTTCGTTACTTTATCCGGCGAAATCTCCATGCCAAACACGTTATTGAGCACCTTTGCGGTATCTGTCTTTAGATCCGCTCCAGAGCCGAGAATTGCCCCCTTCTGAATCAAATCCAGGCTCTTGTCGATAGCGCGCACGCCTTCCGCAAGATCTTCGGCTTTCTTCTGCCCCTCTGTTATATCTTTCCCCATGGTCGTGCCGAGACTTTTCTGGAACTGTTCCTCAACAGTGCTTTGGCCATATGAGGAGCCTTGACCGGATTGTTGCGAGCCACCCACCGGAGCGGCTAGATCGACTTGCCCCCGCACGACCCTGCCGTTCGGCAATTGGTAATTGACGCCAAACTGGCTTTCACCAGTTTTACGGGCATTTGCCAAAAGATCGGCGCGCACATTCCCAGGCAACTGTTCAAGCAGATCCTGACCTTGATAACGCGCCTCTTGATTGGCGTTGCCGCCATCCGTTGCCCCGTCAACAATTTGACCAATTGTCTTAGGATTGTATTTGCCATCGGATTTTTTGAGCAATTCGAGCGGTGCAATCGTATTCTTGTTTGTCGCCCTGATGGTTGCCTCTGTTTCTGCGCCCTTGATTTCTGCGTTCGCTTGCGGGAACCCGCGCTTTACGATGACGCTCCCATCCGGCGCAATATCAAATCCCTTAGTCGGATCAGCAATGTATTCGCGAGTCCCGTCAGGTTTGTCATAGAACGATCCTGGCTTACGCTCGAATCCCTCTTTTGCCATTTTGTACTCAGGAAGAATGTCCTTGCCAAAATACTTAAACAAGGCGACATCATCCGGGGACATATTTGCAAGATTGCCTCCCCTCCCTCCAGACGGGATTGCTGGCGCACCACTTGGCGGCGCAACATCGCCGTACATGCCGCTTCCAAGCTGTCCGGGCGCGGAGGCGGTTGGAGCACTTCCGCCGCTGGATAACAGACGGCTAGTAAGCATGTTGTCAATTTCTCGTTGACGCTGGAACTGAGCCGCTTGGAGCAATGCTTGCGTCACATGCGGGACATATGATGCCCGGAGCGCCTCTTGCTGCTTCTGCGCTTCGTTCATCGCCGCCAATGCATTACCGAACCCTTCCGCCGATGATCCGCTCTTTGTGGGAGAAAGAGCGCCAGCGGCATAGGCAAGCCATCCGCGATTCTGGTCGATTGGATCTTGCGCGAGCTTCGACAATACGCCGGTGATGTCCGTGCCGCCTAATTGAGAAAGTGCGCCTTGTTGTTCGTCAGCCATAATTCGTATCCTGTATCTTATGCGTCAGGAAAAAAGCTTGTCCCAAAGACCGCTACTCTTCGCCAAACCAACACCGGCATTAATTTGATCCAACGTACTCGGACCATAGCCAGCCCCCTGCAACGGAGCAGAGGATGTCTGCGTGCTGGACGACGGTACGATATTGTTCTTGATCATGCCGCTCAACCATGTGAGATTGTTCTTGTCCCAATCCCGTTGGTTCAAGAAGTCTTGATAGCCAGTGTCCAAGCCCTTCTGATTCAGTTGCTGCTGCAGTGCGCCGATGCCACCCAAAGCATTCGCGTCATTGTTGCCCAGAGTCTGGCGCAACTGGCCGAGCGCACCTAACTGCTGCGCCACCCCCAAACCAGCATTTGCGCCGATCTGCGCGCCTTGGTTCTGCAGATTTCCAGCGGAGATGTTGGCATTTGCTCCGAGCTGGCCGCCACTAATCGCGGTATTCGCGCCGAGCTGACCGGCGTTGATTCCAACGCCAGACGCAAGCTGCCCCGCGCCAAGCGCGGTCTGTGCCCGCATCTGCTGCTGCTGTTGCTGTCGAGTGGCATCATTGCCAAAGATACCGGCTGCCGTGCCATAGCCGCTTTCCAGTGCCGCCGCCTGCTTGCCCGATATGTCGGCCTGCGCGTCACGGATAGAGCGGCCAAGGATGTCAGCATTCCGCGTCGATCCGAACTGACCGCTTCCGATGAATTGATCCTGCACGCCGGGGATGATGTTTTCCATCAGATTCTGATTCCCCAGGCGGCCAATCTCATTCACGACTGCCGAGGTATAGGGGGACATGTACTGTTGCCAGTTATTTGTCCACGTCTGCGCGGGTCCGGCGACAGCAGCGTTCGCCTGCCGTCCTGCGCCGAGCGCATTACCATACGCAGCATTCCCGTATTGAACGGCCAGTTGATTTGCATTGCCACTGGCTGCAGATGCGATATCTGTGGCATTTGCTCCGTATTGCGCACCAGCACCGAGGCGAGCGTTAACATCGGGCATAACGCCGGAAGCAATGCCAGATGCCATGCCTACATCAGGTATCCAATTGCCTTGGTTGGTGCGGATCTGTTGGAATGCAGACTGTTGATCAGGGGTGAAGTCGGCCAGACGTTGCCCAGGATATGGCGTATATCCCTGATTGGCGAGACCGATTGCCTTACCAGCAAGCCCGGCCTGATAGTCGGCCAACCATTGCGGAATTTGCCCAACGTTCTGCGTGGTTGTGTTGACGTTCTGCGGCGCGGAACCTTGGGTTAGCCATTCAAGTGCCATGTTATTTTCCTTTCATGCCATCGCGCATGTATTCGAGTGGAGATTTTGCGCGCGGAGGAATGTCGTTCGGATCGGTGGAACGGTGATGCTGGCGGACTGCGTGCATCATGCCGTGCAGGGCTTCCGCTCCCGCATCACTGCTGCCCGAGCCAAGCGCGCTCACAACATCAGCGGGCACCATGAATTCCCCGCGAGATCCCATAATCGGCACATCATCCGACTGGCCATCCGAGATTTGCGACAATGCGCCCTTTACTTGGCCGCCGTGCGCCATCTTTGCGGGTTGATTCTGATTACCAAACCACATGTGCTCACCGCCTGTAATGGGAGCGCGGGCCAAGTCGCCTTGATATGGGTTTATAGTGTGATCGGGGAGCGTGTTGAAATACTGATTCGCCCATTGCTGCTGCGTTGGCGACCAGCTTCCACCGGCAGGGCCTATCCCAGAGAGTGCGCCAGATCCCGATCCAGTAGGGGCCGGGTTCTTGTTCTTCAGAAGACTGCCGATGATGTTAGCGCCGCTAGTGAGCAGACTTGGGTTATTCTTAACCGCATCCATTATCGACGATAGCGCACCCCCGCCAGATAATGCGCTGCCCGAGCCTGCCAAATCGGCGGCGGTCAAACCTGAAAGGCCAGATCCAAGTTCACCGATGCCACCTGTTGTCCCCATGAGGGAGCCGACGCCCTCGGTTGTCGCGCCATAAGTTCCACTGCCAAGCGTCCCGAGTTCTCCGGTGGTGCCAGCCCATGGAGCTGTCGTTCCAGTCGCCGTCATGCCCTCTGCAGGGAGCGATGAGAACCCTCCTGCGGCCTCACTACCAGCGCCTGCCGCCCCTGCTGCGCCACCTGCAGCGCTACCCAACGCGCCAACGCCGAAATACATTCCGACTGCAGGCAAAACGAAATCGTTGACAATCCCTCTTACGCCATCCCAAAAGGTGTCTTGCTCATACCTCTTTAAACGGAATGGATTCTTATCGTCCCCCTGAGTGATCATGTAGCTATTGCCGGGGTGATCAGGGTCGGCAACGTTAATGTTGGAAACGTTGACCGGGCCATGATAATCTTCATCACTACGCGCAAACGTTACTTGACCACTACCTAGCCCAGGAATGTCTATGGCATCAATATTCCCGCCAGAATAATAAGGGTCGCCACCAGTAACTTGATTTACTAGGTCGTTCCAAGTTTTATATCTGCTGAAGTCTAAAGGCATGGCTATCCTTGAGCAATGTCCGATAACCGTTGAGCCCAAGATTGCCAATCATCGAATCCGTTCGGATTCGGCAATCCTTCTGCCTCAAGGTCTAAGATCTCGTACACCCTCAGCGCCCAAGATAGCCACTTATCTTCGCTTTCAGGGATACCAACATTATACTGTGCTAGTTCCTCAGTTACTACACCAGCCCATCGCATGAAGTCAATACCGATAGGGACAGGAGCGAAAAAATTTGTTGTCATCCGCGTTCGTCCCCAGGCTCGACAGTGACAAGCACTTGCCCCATCTCGAAATTGCCGCCGATGACGTTTGATTCAAACTTGATGGACATGATGCCTCTCTGCTCTCTTGGGTCGATGTGCTCAGTCGATGAGGTGAACGAATACGGGGCCGACTCGATATTCTCGCTGTTGGCGTAATTTCCACCCTCAACGTACATGTTCATCTCGCCGGACTGCACAAAGTCAGGCTCAACCCGAACAAGAGTTGTTTGCACGTTCGTCGGCATCAGGTTTTCCGCTGGGCCTGCAGTCTTATAAGAGAAATTTGCAGTAGTGACGTAGCTTTGAATTGCCGTCACATCTTGGCCGCTTATCTTGTCGTGTCCGGTCTCATGCTTCCACACCACATCCAATTGCTGGCTTTGCTGCGCTGCGGTCAGAACTCCAGTCGCGCTCCCATTTGTAATGGTTTCTCCGTTTGTGAATGGCACAGCCGTCCCGGCATCAACAAGATTCATTGAGCCAGGAAGGAGTCTAGCAATCGTTCCCGTTGCGCTCGACGACATTCCTGTGATCGTGTCACCTTCGCTGAATGATCCAACCAGCGGCGCGTAAGTGAGATACACTGAATCGCGACTGTCCTCTATGCCAGCCATTACCGGGTAGCCTAAAAGCTGCGCCGACATTCCAGCACTGCGCCCAGCATGATTGTCATACCATGTCTGCTCGCGCACGTTGTAGATAATGACATCCGTGCATTCTGTTGCGGTTCCGCGAGGGTAAAACCACCAGATCTCCCCATATCGAGGAACCTTTACCCCCCATACTTTCTGCCGCTGCGAGTAGTTCAGGTTATCGAAGAACCAGTTCGCGTTCATCTGGTTCGGCAGCTCCTGCACAACGCCGTTATAGACATAGAACCGGTCGATTCCGATCCAGAAGTACAGGCCGCTGTATTCCACCATGGAATGCTTCGACATTACGGAGATATCAGCGGACACCGTGTCGTATGTCCAGATTCTCGTTCCGCCAACAAACGTCACGCGGATGAGCGAATCGAGAGACCAGAACAGACCAGCCGGGGAGCCTGACCCGCCGCGCATCGGCATGCCTTTCACTATCTTCGTACTGCACGGATTGGCAGAGTTCGCGAAGTTACCCCCGCCAGTTGTCCACCCGGTTGACGCAGAAAAGTCATTTGCATTCGAATTCCGGATTAGCCCGTTGCTGCCATAGACAAAAAGGAACGGCTGCAATACGGTGCAACCGCCCGATACCTGAATCACTCCAGAGCCGTCCGAGATCTGGGAAAATGCCGCTGTCCCGGTGATGTCGCCATAATAGATGCCTCCAGCCGTGTCACTGGAAATATCGTTCATGTCAGGCGTCGATGCAGCTATCAATGCGGTAAATGACCCGCCTGTGCTGCTGTACATGGCAGCGGTAGACCATGAGTAATTGTCGTTCTCGGTTAATCCCGACGGAGTGCGGTCGTATACAGCACCGCCAACGCCGTTATCGTCTACCTGCAGCCGCTGAATGCCCCATGGACTGAAGGAATGAATCGAGTTCGTCGAAAGTCGGCTATCTGTATAGATGGATCGGATGGGGCCGGTTAGCTTGTTGCTGATCGCGCTATAGCCGCCGATCTTCTTCGGCCTGCCACGCTGAAACCGTATCCATTGACCATCTGAATAGAAGTCCTTGTCGAACGAGGTCCCATCCCGTTTGATCCCCGGTTTGCTGGTGATCTCGAATATCTTCTGGATCTGATCAGCCATTTACCGTTGTCCTGTCTGGAATTCGGTTATTGTTCTCGGCATTGAATGCGGCTAGCCCTCGATCATACGTACCCTGCCACTTCTGCAATTCAGTGCCGTTCTTTGTCCACGTGTACGCTTGCACAAGAGTTGCCGCAAGCAGAAGCTGAGGCGCGTTCACAGTAAGCCAATTCGTTTGGTGTGAGCTATCCAGCGGCTGCAGGCGAACATGACACAACAGCTCAAAATTGAAGGCAGTGCTGGGCGTCGGAACTATCAGGAAATTGTCGAAGTTGTAGTCCGCATAAAAGCGCGGGCTTCCTGTGGAGGTCGGATTCGGCCAGTAATTGCGGCAATACTCATAGGAACGCGGGAGGATTTCGACTCTGTTCCCAGATGCATCCGTGTAATTAAAGCTGATGTTATCGCGCCAGAATGCGGGCTTCGGCAGCGTGCTTTGGTTTGACTTGAATGTACCAGTAAGCGGAAGCTGAAACCCCAGGATCTTGAGTTCCGTAGCGAGCGTATTCTCTGCCAGCATGATGAAACGCGGGATTTGAGCGATTGTCGCAGCGTCAGCGCGCTCCAGGTAACTCTGAACGTCGCTAACCAGCGAATCGTACGTCATTGATGCGGACATATGTCACTCCGGAATAATCCAAACAGCAGATTGCGCCTGAAGGGCGAGCGCAAGTGCCTGCGCCAGTTCATCTTTCGTTACATCGACCGCGCTGTTATCGTGCAAGACCCAGGTGCATGATGTTTGGCCGGTGATGTCCGCCACTTTCAGCGCCCGCGCCATGCGCTCTTGGCTGATCTCGTCGCCGTCGAAGACTTTTCCGTTCACCTCGACCGTGATTGCATCAACTATTGCTTGGCGCTGAGCCTTCAGCTCGTCGCGTGTTGGGGGCGGCAATTGAGGTGCGTACCCATCCGGCGCATCGATAACTTCGGCAGCCCCAATCACGTCGAACTGCATGTCCAAATCGCCGTTGCAGCGGTAGCGGTCGCTCAAAACCTCAACTGTATGAAATGGCCCGAACGTCTCGGTAGCGGTCTGAATCAGTTTCATGCTGCTGCCTCCACTTTGCAGAATATGAGACCTGTTGTGCTGAATGCTCCTTGTATCCAAGATGCGTTCGTTGCGATTGGATATCCGGCTGGTCCTAGAGAGGCGGCAAGAACGTTAGGTAACGGAAGCTGGAAAATGCCGGTTGAGCTAACGTAAATGCCGTTGACTACACCAGCAGTGGAGCTCGGCGCAATGGCATATGCTGCACCTCCTGCTATAAGGTTTTGCCATGCTCGAAGGTTGTAAATATTTGCTGGTCTTAGCCTACTTACGGATGCGGTGGCAATCGGAATAATCGATGACAATACCGGCGACGTTCCAGAGGTATCAACATTAATTGCCATGCAAACGCTGGTGGATGTATCTGCGTAAAACAGGCCATTTGATCCAGATAGCGATATTGCCGCCTGCGCGGAAATCTGCATGTTACCGACAACGTTTTGTAAAACTTCCGTTCCAGCAGAAGCGGTTCCAGCCGTGTCGATTAGATGATTAAGCCCAAAACTCGTATTGCTCGCATGGTAAAGGACGCATAGTTTCGTGTTGCTTACTGCCAGCGTGTCGATTGCGGTCGTGGCATTCGTCGGGGTGATGCCAGAACTGAGCGTCGCTACACTGATAGCGGCTACTGTTCCAGACACCGAAACCACTGCGCCTTTAAGTGACGTGTTCATGTGGAATACGGCGATATTCCCAGACCCTAGAGCCTGCGACCGATAAGCAGCGGAAGATGTTGCAGTGTTGGCCTCAGTACCAGCGGACAAAGCTGATCCTGATACTGTCCAAGGCTTGGCGTAGAGGTTTGTTGCCGTCGCCTCAATCGCCAGAACCACACTGGAGCTGATTGTGTAAATCGTCGGCGCAGTCGCAACAGATCCTGATGCCGTTGTAGCCGCAGACTCAGATCCGATTGTTGGCGTGGTGCCCGATATTGTGATTGCGCGAATTGCGGATACACTGGCGGCCCGGCCATAGCTGACTACCCAAGACGACCCCACTGCCTTCAACTGACCGAATGCATTCCAGTTCCCTGCGAGAGTTGCAGTGCCCTTTGTCCCGCTATTGACCGTGATTCCGGTTGTAGAGTCGATGGTCAGCGTTACGGCTTCCATCGCCGTTGTGCCATCGCATGAAACAATAAGAACTTGGCTTGCAGCAGATAAGATCGCCAAGAAGTTTCCTGAGCTTATGCCGGTTCTGACCGTGGCAACAGCTCCCCACTGCGATCCTGCAGCCTGACTTGAATCGTAAACAACCGCGTAGAGCGTCGTCCCAGCGCCGCCAACAAGGCAAACACGATTAGAATCGATAGTGATCGCCGTAAAATAGCTCGAACTTACGCCAGTATTCGTAGCAGTCGCATTGACGAGCTGCGCCGTGACGCCAGTTTTCGCAATTCCAGGGATCGACCAAGTGCCAGCCGCAGAATTTGCCGCCAGACTGATAGAAACGCCAGTTTTCGGGCGAATCCATCCGAGTTGGGTGCCGGTGCTGTCCTTGATCCCGTAGTCGTAATCCCCGGCGTTATAAATGCTGGCTATCTGCGCTCCCACTGCCGCAGCGTTCCCGTTTGGCAGCGTTGCGTAATAACCGGGAGCGGCTGGTGTCACGACATATGCCGAAGATGTCCCGCCGGTTAGCGTTACGTTACCCGTCGCCGTACTCCCGCTTCCGAGGAATGCGGATGGCGCAGGAAATCCAAACGTCCCATTATTCATATTTAGAAATCCCCGCCGCTAACCAGCACATTGAATGCCTCTGCGTTATTTGGAGCAGCCCTAAGAGACCATCCGGGAGGAAGAACAAGCGGCAGGTATCCGGCATCTGCCGTGTTGGTGGAGGATGCGGTGTTCGTAAATGCAGCAACAGTTCCGGATGGAGTAGCCGCGCTTACCGTGATCTCGCGCCACAGATTCGAGACAGGCGTGGATGGCGTG